GCACCTCAAACAATAAAAAGAAATCTAGAATACTACCATATAACAGAAGAAATAGTAAAATATGGTATAGATTATGAACGAGTAATAACAGCATCAGCCATAGATAATATACTAGGTACTAATATACTAAAAGGAATAGCACAATCTAATATAGATATTGATGCAACAGAAGTAGACCAAGCCCTAAGAGACATTAGAGAAGCCCATCTCAGGTTAGAGGAAATGCAAAATACATTAAGAAGGATAAGACAATCTCTCATAGGGAAATACAGCAGAAGAAACAAGGTACCTGTAAATAGATATAATATCCCAACAAGTAGGACCAATAAGTTAGTATATAGTATACTAAAAGAATTAGAATATGAACCAGAATGTGAGTATAATATAAAAGATAGGTTCTATGACTTCTACATAAAGGAACAAGAAACACTAATAGAAATAGATGCAGAAGGCTATCATATAACAGAAGATCAGTTAAAAAATGATATATACAAAAACAATCTGGCAAAGGATGCAGGGTATAAACTGTTACGTATAACTATAAGTAAAAGTGATAAAAGAGTAACAATAAAAAGAAAGATAGAGATATGTATCAATCAGCTAAAATAATAAAAATCGAAAAAATAGGTATAAGGACAGTAGCTGATATAACTGTAGAAAATGATCACTCCTATATAGGTAATGGTATCATATCACATAACAGCTCAATGAACCCAAACCTACAGAATATTCCTGCTGAGGCTGATTATAGAAAGGCATTTGTTGCACCTGATGGTTTTGCACTACTTAATGCTGACTATAGTTCACAGGAATCCAGGGTACTGGCAGAAGTATCAGGTGATGAGGCTATGATTAATTTCTTTAATAATGGTCATCCTATACATGGTAGTGACTACCATTGTTTTACAGCTACTAAGATGTTCTCACTAATGAGGAATGATCCTAATCTTATAATTACCAAAAAGACACATCCTGATGAGAGAAATGCTGCTAAAAGTATATCCTTTAAAATAGCTTATGGTGGCAGTGCACATACTCTTAAAGATGATTTTGGTGTAGAGGAAGATGTTGCTCAGGAGTTTATAGATAGTTACATGAAAGCTTTTCCGGCACTTGACAACTACTTTAAAGCAGGTAGAGAGAAAGCTGTTAAATGGGGATATGTAGACATTGTACCTGATAGAAGATACTGGGAACCAGACCACAAAAGAATGGAGGAAGTAAGGAAGCAATGCACCAAATACTACCCAAGAGATTACAAGGATCTACCTGAGGAAGAGAAAGTAAAATTCCGTAAGAAACTTACAGAAGATAATCCTGAACTAAAAGGTATGTGGAGTGAGTACTACCAGCTTAAAGGCAGCATAGAGAGATGTTCACAAAACTATCCTATCCAGGGCTTGGCTGGTTCACAAACTAAGATGGCAGGTGTGCTGTTCAGAAGGTATCAAATAGAGAATAACCTGAGGGACAAACTTTATCTGACTTCCCTGGTACATGATGAGTGTCTGTCTGAAGTAGTCAAAGAAATGGCAGAAGAAGGACTTAAAGTATTAGAAGAAAAAATGATAGAAGGTGCCAACTTATTCTGCAAAAAAGTGAAGATGGGAGCAACGGGAAACATCTGTGAGTACTGGAGTCACTAAGCCTCACATTGATTAAGAAATATGTATCAAAAAGCTTGTAAAATCAAGGGTTTCAGTGTATATTGTGTACCCTTTCAAAAATTAATAACATGCCAGTTACACTGCAGCAATACAACAATATCAAAGCATTTCTGAAAGGGAATCCTGAAGGTAGTTACGAAAACTGGTTTAATCAATACAAACCTAAGAAAGAAAAAGTTAACAAAGAATATTCAGAAGAGTTTGAGGCTTGGTGGTCTATATATCCAACAACAGCAACATTTGATTTTAATGGTGTAAAGTTTAGAGCTACCAGAATATTAAGAGAAGATAAGGCAACTACTTACAGGTGTTATGAAGAAGCTAAGAAAAAACACAATGTAACTGATAGCCAGTTATTACATGCACTAAAGGTAGAAGTACAGCAGAGGAAAGATGCTACTTGGAAAAGATACCAAAAAACCCACAGCCTTGATTATAGTGACTTTCAGTACATGAAAGCTTCTGCAGCTTATCTTAATTCAGGTAGATTTAACTATTACATAGATGAGAAACTTGAAGAGAATACACAAGACACCACACCTGTACAAGCTTTTAATTCCATAGATATATGAGTACAGAGTTTAGCCAGATTTTACAGGAGATTGAAGCAGGTAAGGAGGGTAGGAATCATAGTATTTCTATGGGATTTACCAAGCTTAACAAGTACATGGGTATAAGAAAAAAGATCATGACATTGGTTTTTGGTTCTACTGGCTCAGGTAAGTCAAGTCTTGTGCATGATGCATGGATACTTAATCCATTTGATTGGTATATGGCTAATAAGCACAGTACTAATCTAAAAATGAAGGTTATCCTGTTTTCATATGAGAGAAGTAAGATCTATACTAAAACCAAGTGGCTATCCAGGAAAATCTTTAAAGACCATGGTATACTAATACCTATAGGAAAAATGTTAGGTTGGTGGGCTAATAATAAGCTAAATCTTGATGAGCATGATTTGATAATGATGTATGAAGACTACATCAATGAGCTATGTGAGTTTGTGATTATCAAGGAAGGAGCTGATAATCCTACGGGCTCTTATAAGTTTATGAAGAAGTTTGCTGAGGAGAGGGGTAAAATAGAGCAGGTGTCTGAGTACAATAAGGTGTATATCCCCAACAATCCTTATGAGCTGGTAATACCTATAGTGGATCACATTGGCCTAGTGAGAATGGAAAGAGGGTATACTACCAAAAAAGAAGCTATTGACAAGCTCACAGAATATGCCCAGGAATGGAGGGACTTCTTTGGCTATACACCTGTGTTTGTAGCACAGATAACCAGAGAATTGGGCAGTGTACAGTACCAGAAAATGGATTCTTTTGAGCCTACAGTAGACCAGATAAAAGAATCAGGTGCACCGGGTGAAGCAGCAGATGTTATCCTTAGTCTTTTTGACCCACTAAGATACAATACTACTGTACCTGGGTATGATGCAAACAAATTTGTAAACAAAGATACAGGTGCTAAGCATTTTAGGAGTGTAAAAATCCTGAAGAATACCTATGGAGAAGATTCTATAAGAGTAGGTTGTGCTTTTCAGGGAGCTACAGGTATGTTTAAGGAGCTGCCTCACAAAGACAAAATAACAGAAGATGTATATAATTCAGTATTAAGTGGAGCTTATTTTCTACAGTAAAAAACAACACAACATATGAGTGAAACAAAAAGTGGTGCAGAGAAGAAAGGTATAATTCTCCCCACAACAGTACAGAAAGCAAAAACAGTAAATCCAAAAACTCTTGTCTTGTATGGCAAGCCTAAGACAGGTAAGACAACTGCTCTATCAAAATTAAACAACTGTTTAATTATTGATGTAGAAAATGGTAGTGCATTTATTGATGGTATGATTATGCAGCCACCTGAGAATGCAGGCCCTGTGTCAAGATTTAAATGGTTAAAGGAGCTTGCAGCTACTATTAAAGAAGCAGGTAAGCCCTATGATTATGTAGCCATTGACACATTATCACAGCTTGATATGGATGCTGAGTGGGTTGGTACTTGGAATTATATGAACTCTATTACAGGTAAGAAATTTAACAGGGATGAGAATGGGCAAATAATAAAACCTTCTGATCCTAATTATCAAAGTGTATTAACTCTTGGAAATGGTTATGGTTACAGGTATACCAGAGAAGCTATTATGGATATATATGAAAGTCTTAAAGATTTGGGTAGAGTATGTACCATATTTGTTTGCCATGTAGCAGATAAAATGGTAGCAAGTAAGAATGGTGAAGAAGTAATGGTAAAGGATTTAGCATTAGTTGGTAAGACAAGAGATATTATACCAAGGTTATGTGATGCAATAGCCAATGTATGGAATGAAGAAGGGGAACTGATGATTTCTTTTATAGGTGATAACCAAAAGATAGGTGGTGTAAGGGCTAGACACCTGTTAGGGTTTAGTGGTAAATTAAACTGGGACAGTATATTTATTAAAACAGAAGATTAAAATAACAAAAACTAGTAACAACTAAAAAATAATTGTATGATCTTAACTAAAAGTGAAGTAAAAAGCAGCAATAATTCTAAAATTGGCTTCTTTAAAGGCAAACCATTATGTGTTAATCCTACCAGACAACAGCTATCTGAAATCTTAGGTTTTGAAAACAATGAAGAAAAAGGAGAGTTCTCTTATTCAGGTACAACAAAAACAGGAGATGATTATGTAAAGATTAAGTTCTGGCTTGAAGCTGACACAAAAGACAAGTTTCCTGTAGAGTTTATGCTTATCAACAAGCCTGCAGCAAATAAAGGTGGTGATAAAGTACAATATGTAAATCAAACAGGTATAAACCAATATGCTGAGTCTGAAGATAAACTGTGGGAAAGTTTTAAGTTTTATACGGAGAAAGACAAAGATGATAAGACCAAATGGGTAAATATAGCACCATGTGCATTTAGGCCAGCTATTCAGGGTGAGGCTTCTTTGTATACTTTCATGAGGGCTATGTTTGGATGTGAAGGTAATGACTGGAAACAATCCAAAGTAAACTTTTACTATGACAAAAAGAAGAATGCAGATGAGCAGAATAGTATCTTTTTAGATATAAAAAAGCTGTTTGCAAACCCTGATAAGTATATAAATGACAATATTGGATCTTTAATTAGGGCCTCTAAAGAAGAGAGTATTATAGGTGATGTTGTATGTCTTGCTACTGTGAAAATGGATGATGACAATAAGAACTACCAGAAAATTTATGGTGGATTTATGTCCGGCTATATGATGAAGCAGGTAAACATAGGCATTACAACTGGTGCTTTTACAGGTAATACTTTCTTAAAGAAGTGGAAAGAAAGCTTTGATAAGTGGAATTACAAAGAAGCAACTGTTCTTGGTGCTCTTCAACCATTTGATCCAGATACATACAAGCCAGCAATTAATGAGCTTATACAAGTAGAAGATACACCTGTAGATGATACAGACTTTTAATTTTTTATTCACAACCTAGGGAGAGGTGTAACAGCCTCTCCCATTTTTAATTTTTAAATTTAAAAAACAATGATAACAAAAGCTAATTTGGTAGCAGTAGAAAATGAAGGATTAATCATTTTGTTAAATGAGGAAGTTCTTATCATGTGTTTTAATTATTTCTATGCTGGAATATTGGTAGGGGTAAATGACAAATACATAAAATTAAAAAACTGCCATATTGTATATGAAACTGGTGAATGGTCGGCAAAGAACTATAAAGATGCTCAAAAGGTATCAGAAGAGCACTATATTCAACTCTCATCAATAGAAAGCTACACTAAAACATCAAAATTAAAATTAAAATAGTATGGTAAATCAACCACATAGCAGACTGGAAAGAGGGTCTGTGTCATGTTCAGGGTCAGGGTCGGTGTCATGTTCATGGTCAAAGTCATGGTCAGGGTCGGTGTCATGTTCATGGTCAAAGTCATGGTCAGGGTCAATGTCATGGTCATGGTCAATAGCACTATAATATTATTTTTTAATCTTTAAACAAACAAAATAGAATGAATACAGAATCAGTATTTCCAGCAAGTTTAGACACAGTTTCACCAGAAGAATTAGCAACCACAATAGCTAGTGTAATTATGGGTACAGAGAATGCACCTATTGAGAAGAAAACAAGGCAACGTAGGATGACAGATGGTAAGGCACCAGTAAAGCTTCAGAGCACTGAAGACTTTATTAAAAACATGCAGGAGAAGATAGACATGATCCGGATATTGGATGGTGTAACTATGGGGGAAATACCAAATAATATGAGCAAAGCAAACCGGGATATTATAGTAGAGTTCCAAAGGGAGCATGATGCACTGGTAAAGAAGTTCATGGAACGTATCCAAAAAGCATAGTATGACCAACCGATTAAGTAAGGAAGAATATGATCAGATGGCATCAGAGATTTCTGGTGCCTCTGTTTCTGTATGGGATGAAGGGTTGGAATGTACTGAAGATGGTATTATACTAGAAACTCTATGGCCAATATTGGATAAGTATTTAAAACCAAAAGAAAATGGCAAAATATCTGATTGAAGTAGAAGTAAATGAAGATAAACTACGTAGATACAATGATATAGATGTAGGTGAAGAAAATGAGTATGAACAGAGTGTAGATTCTCTTATAATGCAAGAAATGGGTTGGACAGAAGAATCTGGTATTTACGTAACCTCTGTAAAAGAAGTAGAATCAGATGTTACTGGTAAATACCAAGTACCAAAAGATGTATGGGAATTTGTGTCACAATACTATCCTGATTATTATCACTCTAATGAAATAGCACAGGAAGGTGATTTACATAAACTTGTAGAGAAAGACTACGAAGAAGGTGATTGTGCTGATAAATTGTTGAAGGATGAATATGGTGGAGATATTGATAATCCTCAAATATTTACTGATTGGGAAGCAGCTAATCGTGATATACTGGAAAAAGCAATTGAGGGATATATTGAATCACTAAAAGGAAAAAGTGAAAATGGTTAGTAGCAAGACAGAGTATAAGACAATAGATGTTGAAGGCCTTGCAACAGCTTTAGCTGAGGAAGCCTGGAAAGAAGATACAAAAAATGTTCATGTGTCAGATCTTTATGATATTGAAAGTTATGTGGATACAGATGGACAAATAAGGGTAAAAAAAGAAGTAAAACCGTACTGGGCAAATAACTTTTTTGACATAAAAGAGAATTATTTTATGTTAATTTGTCAATTCATTAAGAAAGAAGAAAAGGAAAAGTAAAAACCATCATATGCAACTGGAAAAAAGAAAGCCAGTAATACAAATTGAGGACATCTTTGCTAAAACAGATGACTACTCCATATACAGGTATTACCTGGGAGAGTTTAAGGTCAATGGGAACATAAGTAGTCCATTTAGGAAAGATAATAATCCTTCTTTTGGTATTTACATGAAAGATGGCCGGTTATTTCATAATGATATGGGGGATGCTGCTTACCATGGTGATTGCATAGCATTAGTACAGCAGTTATTTAATATTAGTTACCTCGAAGCTATCCAAAAAATAGCCAAAGACTTTGGTATTAGTAATACAGGTGTAGATTGCTGTAGTAGGATTGTAAAGTATACAAAACCTGTATTAGAACAAAAAAGATATACAGTTATCAGATGTACTGTCAAAAGTAAGTTTACAAAAGCAGAGATTGAGTATTGGGCTTCTTTTGGTATTACACCTGAAGAGTGTAAAAAAGAAGATATCTATGCTATAAAAGAATGGACACTTAATGGGTATAAACAAGAGATTAAAAAGGGGGAACTATGCTTTGGTTATCTGTTTCCAGGTATAGGATGGAAGATTTATAAGCCATTAGCAAGTAAAGAAGATAAGTGGAAAAGTAATATTGACATGACTCTGGTGGAGAATAAATGCTCTATACCTGGTGCCAGTAAAGTATTAGTTACTAAAGCAAGGAAAGACAGAGTTATACTCAGTAAACTCTTACCTGAATGGGCAGTAGTTAATGTGCAGAATGAGTCAGAACTTTGTTATACTAAAGAGTTTGTAGAGATGTTGCAAGGCAAAGAGGTAGTGGTAAATTATGACTGTGACCCAGCAGGTAAGAAAGCAAGTTTATTAGTAACAAAAAAGTATGGATTTAGGCACATTAATGTACCTGATAAATATTTAGAAGAAGGAATAAAGGATTTGGCAGATCTTTATAAAAAATATGGCCCAGATCCAATAATAACACATTTCAAAAACAAACAGTTAATATAACAATGGAAAAGAAAACTTACTACTTAGGTTACAACAGGTACAGCAATCAGGTTATTGTCTACAGCTTACCAGAACATGCAGAGAGGTCTAATAGCTACTGGAAAACAATACAATCACATAGTTTAGAAGAGGCAAAAAAGCAGTTTTTAGAAGAGTATTTAGAAGCTAATACAGAACATGAGTAACTATGGCAACATATGATATAGTTTGGACTATTACAGAAGAAGTTGATGATGAAGATTTTTCTACTGAAGAACAGAAAATGATAGCAGCAGTAGAAAGTGCATTTAATAGATTACAAGCACATGGTAATGACTGGGTATGGAATGTAGTGAATAAGCAGACAAACAAGGTCTATGAAATAGACTATGAGTTTGCAAGTGAAGAGGAAGAACCGGTAATAAAAGAAATAGCATCCTGATGAAAAAGTTTTTACCAATAACAGTAACCGTTAATGATGAGACGGAAGAAGATGTTAAAATACAAAACCAAAATGGAAATGTCTGGATAAGAGTGGGGAGTAAAGAAACAGGTGTGGATATCCAGATAAGACAATCTGAAGATGGTGTAGGTCTAATTATTGATGTATGGGATGCTGCTACTTGTGAACAACATTTAGGAACATTACCTGTGTGGTTTGATGACATAAAAACTGAGCAAAATGTACAGTGATTTGAATGAAAGGATAGAACAGATTTACATAAGGTTCACAGAGGAGCTACCTGATCCAACTTCAGTATGTCTTTTTATGAAAGAGATACAGCCCATCATAGATGAGTATGAGGAAAAGTTTAAAGGGTGTATTTGCTGGAGTAAGGAAGACTTTTTAGACAGGGCTTTAGAAGCACATGGATATGATCTATACACAGAAGATGAAGCACAGGAAGACCTTGAAGAAATGATTAACAGCCATGACTGCAATAATGGTATTACCTGGGACACCCTTGATTATTACATTTTACAAAGAATACCAAAAAATAAAAGCAGTGAAAAATGATTTATGATATCCTGTACCGGGATGCTGGAAACTATAAAAAGTTTTTCAGAGCAGAATTTCCGGATAACAAAGATCCAAGAGAAGAATCTGAATTAACAATGGAAGAATCAGGACTTACAGTAGGTGAGTTCTTTTCTTATATGGGTTGGTCTTATGATCCAGATTATGACCACAACATACTTGAAGTGACAGGTGTGAGTGAAGATCAAATAGAAGAGCCACAAATAAGATTCACAGGTGAGCCACAACTACCTAAGTGGAATAAAGACAAAAAAGAAGGAGAGACAATTAAGCCAGATGAATATCTTCATTTTGCTGTAGATATTCCTAGCATTAACCACATACGACAGGGCAATGCTGAGGAATGGGTAAATGTGGATTATTTTGCCACAAAAGAAGAGGCAATTAAATGGGCACAAGATAATCTTGGTGCTGATGAAGAAGGTCGTATATCAGTAATTAGTCAGTTTTAAATTAATGTATTATGCAACTACTATCAAAAATAAAAATATTTTATTTTAGAAATAAAAAAATTGTAGATCTTATAATAGCTCTACTGTGGATTTTTTTGATAGTAGTTGTAGTTGTAAAAGACTTAAAAGCAAAAACAAATTATGGAAACAATAGAGCAGAAAATATTTGACCTTCTTTATTCTGGTCAACTTTGTTGGACAGTTAACAAAGAGCAATTGTATACACAAGATGGTAATATAGCAACAGGTGGGTTTGCTACAAGAAGAAGTGATAATGGGAATATTCTTGGCATTGTTGGCAGCAGGTATGCACCATTACAAAATCAACAACTTGCCAAAGAATTTCTGGAATCTACAGAGCAGTTTGACTTTAAGAAGATAGAAGCTACACAAGTAAATGGTGGTAAGAAGGTAGTAATCAAAGCCTATATAGGTGATATACAAATAGGCAAAGATACAGTACACAGGTATATCACAGTATCTAATACCCATGATGGTAGTGCACCTATAATGCTTGGTATTTTTAATAAGGTACTGGTGTGCTCCAATGGAATGATGAGGGAAGTAAACCATAAAGAACTTGCAAGGGTTAAACATACAACCAATGCAGGTGAGAAGATGAATTGGTATATCCGTAATATTCCTTTAATTCTTGCTGAGGAAGAGAAAATGATAAAGACATATCAATCCCTGGCACAGGTAAAAGTAACAGAGGAGCATATAAAAAGGCTCATCAAAACAGTCTACAAAGTAGATATGGATACACCTGAGGAAGAATTAGCAACAAGAACTGTAAACAGGGTAAAAGAGTTTGATGATGCACTTACAAAGAATGGCCTTAATCTACATGGCAGGACTTTATGGGGTGTCTTACAAAGTATGACATATTTAAACTCACATGATAAGAAGGGAACTGTTACTGATGATTATATGTCAGGTGCTAAATATGAGATGTCCAACATGACATATGATCTTTTAGTTAGGATGATGCATGAAGAAACATTGGAAACAGCAGAAATAGATTATTAGTTTACAATTTGTAAATCATAAATACAATAATATGTCAAGAGTAACTATAGCAGGTGCAGAAGAAGCTGCAAATCAAATATGTAAAAAGTTGGATGCCCAAATAAAGAAGATAGAAGATGAAATAAAAGAAATGCTTATTCATTTACATGAAAAGAGCATACCACAAGCAGTAAAAGATGTATACAAAAAATACCCTGAATACTTCAAAACTATTACAAGACTACATGCATCTGGAGTAGGTATAAGTGGCAAAAATAGAATAAGTGCAGATCTAACAGAGAGTTGTAGTTATAGCCATTACCTTGAACTTAAAGACAAAGATTTAGATAGGTATACAAAACTGATTAATAAAAGAGAGACACTGCAGGAAAAGAGAGATAAAACTTTCTTAGAGATAAAAAACACTCTTCTTGGACTTGGTACTTATAAAAGAGTACAGGCAAGTTTTCCTGAAGCATTAAAGTATCTTCCACAGATATCAGGTGGAGTAACACTTATGCATGTACCTGAGAAAATAAGGGAGACAGTAAGTTGCCTAATAAGCACAGATGAAAAATGCCTACAGGCTATTTAATAAAT